GCAGCGGAACAGCTCACAATAACATGCAGCCCTGGCTTGCAATTTATATGTGGAAGCGGACAGCATAAAGCTGTCGGGGAACTGCCAGAACATGGACACATCGCAACATGTAGCACTAATGGGGAACACGTTCATACAGCACCTACTTATAACGGTTCTGGTGGTGCTCCTAATGGTAGGATATCCGAAGTTGATAGGGTTGATAGATCAAGCACAGTCACTGTAGATAAGGCTGGTAGCCATAGTCATACCATTTCTGTTTCAGATACTGGTAAGAACTTGTCCCACAACAATATGTCCCCATATTTATCAGTTTATATATGGAAAAGAATTGCTTAAGCAGTTCTTTTCCAGCAGAAAATTGATATAAAAGGTGGCATATTTTGATGAGGTTGATTGTTCCCTGCAACTGAAACATTAACACTAGGTGTAATATTAGCATGAATGTTGAGATAATTTTGAGTATGTCCTCCACCACCCCCAGTTAATCCCTTGCTACCTTTAGTAACTGTTAAAATCCCTGAATAAGAAGGGCTATCTGCTCCAACAAAATATCCGGCACTTCCTGTTAAATTAACTGTGTTTGATACTATTTCATGAAAATGACTCGGCAGTTCCCCGACAGATAACTGATGTTCGTGTTCGCCACCGGTACTGCCAGCTTGGTATTCTACGCCCCATTCTGATGTGCCCTGTGCCAGCAAAACACGTCCTGCCGGCATTGCCTCCCACGTACCGCCAAAAAGATCTGCAGGCGATGTCGAATTTACAGACATATATATACTGCCTACAGGATATGAATCTAAAGCAGTAGGCCTAATATTTTGTACCGTCCATACAACACTGCCGTCATTTATCTCCTGTCCTACAACAGTATTAGCTTCTAAAATCGGTTCAACGGTACCTGTAGTTCCTGCAGTTTTACATAACAAATAAGCCCAGCTTGGACCATTACCGTCTTCGGTATATCTTATATCTCCAGCTATAATTTCTTCATTCGGATTCCATGCATTCTTACTTTTTCCAACGATCGTGATTATCTTATTTTTAATATCACTAAGTAAATTAATTCCTTTCCCTGCCAAAAGAGTTAGTAAATCTCCCTTTTTAGTTGCAATAACATTATCTTTGCCAATAGTAATGCCTTTTAAATTAAAGTCATTTGGATGAGCCTCTGTATCTTCATTATGCTCAGTAACTTTATCCTCTGCAATTTTTCTTGCATTAGCCACTGTTACTATACCTTCAGGATCAATAATCGCCGTAATATTCGCCATGTTTTCCGTTACCACATTAATACTAAATTCTTCTGAAATCACAACAGAGCTTGATGCGGAAGGCAGAAAATCAGGGGAGGTATCTGTCATTATTGCATACATTATTTCCCCAACATCAGGATCATTTGCAAATACACCACATTCACGAATATAGTACCCTTCTGAAAGTTCAGCATTAGTAACAATACTCTGAATTTTAGCTAATCCACCATTAACACTGATTGCCGTTAATCCTAAAGCTTGTTTGGGTTGAATCAAATCAGTAAGATCTTCTGGCGATACTCCATCTGGAATAATACCAGAACCCAATTTCATCTTAGTGATCGTTAATGTACTACCAGCAATAGCTTTTGCCTGTAATACCTTTCCTTGTTTAGTCAACATTAAATTTGCCCAGTTTGGCATGTTACTTCAACTCCTTTGTGTACATAGATTGCAGCTCCAAAATAATTATTGATATTTAAAATCTGTGGTTTTATCTGTGATGGGAAAATTTCTACTTTTCTCATTGAAGAATAGACCCCTCCAACAAATAAGGAGCCAGCTATCTGACGGTCAAAACTTAAAGCGTCAAGCCAACTCCTAACATTCTTACTTTCTTTAATTGCCCTATACAAATTGTCCAAAACAGATTTATCTGGAATGCCTTCTGAAATCATTCTTACCTGAAAATGATATGGTTTCCCACCATATTCCCAATTCTCATAAACTTTTGCTGATTTAAAAACAGCTGTACATACTTCCTCTACTGCAGCAGGAGTGCCTTTTCTCCGATGCCAGTCAATGGCCTTGCGCACTAATGCCCTTTTTTTATTGATATCTGCCGCATAATCATAAAAATCAACATGATATTGCCAAGCTAGTTCATCCACCAATGTTTCCGGCAACTGATCCAATCGTGGCAGCAACAAAACTAATTCAGCTTTTTCATTAATCGTTTGTAATTTTTCTGCAATGGCATTACAGATATTTCTTATCGTTTCGTCGCTTGCAATGCTAGTGGGTAGCAACTCGATTAAATTCAAATTTTGCAGATCATTCATTTTCTAGCCCCCCAAATGTAACATTAACATTTTCAGCTATCGCTACATGGTTATCAGCAACGATCCGAAAAGTAGGCGAAGATATAACCGCTCGCTTGGCGCCAGCATTTTTAATAAGACAGATTAACTCGTCCGGATTGATATCACGGCCAAGCTTAGATTTTTGCCAATCGATATAATCCTCCACCGCTTTCGCTACCGCGCTTTGAACGGCAACAGATTTAGCTTCATTTGCCCGGTCAAGGTAATACGTGAGTGTAAGATCATAATCGACAACCTCCGGAGCAGCCACACGCACATGGTCAGTGAGCGGCCTTACAGATTTATCACTGCACGCTGCCTCTACGATATCCAGCATTTCTTTTCCCGGTATTCCACCGCCTACAAGTAGCGGTGTTATCAGTACTTGCCCAGGCTCCGGTGATATTACCGATACATCAACAATCAAAGACGAAGCTCGTTTGGCAATTTTAATGTATTCGCCCACAGGTCCAGCTACCGAAAATCCCTCCGGAGCCTCGCGAATAGCCTCACGCAAAGAATCGTCACTCTCGACATCTGAACCTCCCTCCGACGTTGTGGTATTTACCATTCCAGCGACGTACGGAATTGGATCAACAATCTTATTGATTTCTCCCGGCAGATAGCCATTACCGAGAACACCAGCCACAGTACAGGTAGCCGCTACAGAGACGTCCAACTGTCCAGCTATGACCGTTGCATCCTGATCAATAGCAAAAAACACATTATCTCCAGCTGTCGCCCGCGTACCTGCGGGAATGTTTGTCGCAACGGACCGCACCTCCGACAGGGTTATTTTAATTGTCGTGACAGAGGCCTTGGCGCCAATACGTTCTGCCCCGACAAGTACGCCCAAGTGATCCAGGTTGGCACCTGCCGAATATCGCAATAAATTTTGTTTGCCGGTGTAGTTGATCTTATTGCACAGCATCAGGATAATGGCCGCAATCACGCATAAAAATAACCGGACAGGATCACCTTGTGCAAGGGTCCTTCCGGTTATTTCCGTATAAAGCTTTATGATATCCGATAATATTTCTTGTTCGTCTGCACTAACAAATTCAATGTCCGGCAGATCACTAAGTTTCATTTATGACCACCTTCACTTTCGCTCTTAAAACGCCCTCCACATTAGAGCGCCATGTAATTTGTTTTACCGTAACTCGCGGTTCATATTTTTTTAATGCAGCAAATATTTCACTTTCTGCTTTCGCTTTAGCCGATAGCAGCGGCGCATCTACATAGTTTGCGTCAACGCCAAAGTCACGGTCTAACGGTACGCTAAACTTAGACGTGCTAAGTATTGTACTGCAATTTTGTAAAATTTCCATTTGCACATTTTGTGGGGCAAAATCTACGTCAACTCTTTCTCCCGCAGTAAGCTCAAACTCCATCAGCGCACCTCCTCTGTAGAATATTCAGTCAATGTAATATCGACGGTAACAGAAAGTATTTTACCTCCAGCCCGCCAATAGCTTACATTCTCACCTATATCCTCTAACATCCAATAATTATTAGATACCGGTGCCCCGCCCAAAATAAATGGAAAAACCGTACCGGTATCCCTCATTTTCCGCAACCGTTCCAGCTCGCTTTCGGGATTTATACCATGATCAGTTCGCAACTGTATTTTCATACTAATTTTTTCGACATCTGGACCTAAAAATTCCATTACTGGTTTGCGCCCAATTAAATCATGTTTCGCCCAGCGGCCGGAACCACTACGTCCATAATCACTAAAAGTACGGATTTTGCCATATGACACAACAAAAGGAATATCTCCCATAGATCCAACTTGCATATTAACCTCCTATGATTACATCCGGACTTCCAGAAGCAACACTGCCTCCACAGTCTATCGGATCACCTACCCTTGCTGCCTGCAGTCCATTAATAAGAACTGTACTGCTGCCGCTGGCGATATGCGCTGTATGTGCTGGATGCACGATACATCCATGCGGAGCATAACTATCGCCGACACGTCCTGCACCTTTACCGTTAATTATTACATTCGTACTGGCACTCACAAGCACAGTCCCTGGGCAAGCATCATGTCCTGTATCAGTATCGCCTAATCTTGTCGCCTGCAATTTAACCACCTCCTTTAAGTATTTTTGTATATAAAAAAGCGCCCTAAAATAAGGACGCTTTAGTTAGCGATTATCTACCATTTACTCTCTATAATATTAAGTTTTATTCTCGTAAGCCCAAAAACTTCATGATTAACATTCATACCTACCTGCTCCAAAGTTTCTTTTAAACTGTTATGCAAGGCTTCAGTATTATATGCGTAATATTCGGTAAGCAGTACATCTAAAGCAGTCATTTGCTTTCTGATTTTTTCAATAGCTTTCTTAACCTGCTCATTTTTAGGTGTATCAACTACCATTTTCTTTACCCATATCGATTTTACAGGCTCAACTGGGGTTGGTTTGGGCTACAAACGCTATACTTCCATCATCCTGTTTTTTACTATACAGCAATCTAATATCGCTTATAATTTTTTTAGCAATTTCTTCTTCCTTTGAAAGAGGTATTTTATTAAACACCTCATCTTTTTCATCTTCTAAGTCTATCGCATTATCCATTAACTTTGAAACTATTATTTTTGCAACTTCATCTTCCAGGTTTAAAAATTCGTGTTTTTCTAATTCATCTTGCATATCTAACACTTTTTTTATTGCTACTAAAAAAAACTTATCAAACCATTCAAAAATAAATACTGCCTCTTTATTGCGCTTATCATATCTCAGCTTAACTTCTTGGAACTCGCTTTTTGCATCTTTTATGTCTTTCTCATTAAGTAAAAGATTCTCAACTATTTTTAAAATTTTTGAATTTTGATATCCATTAGATTCATACGCATCTACAATAATCTCATAACAATATTTCATATTATCCAAAACATTAGCATAGTCCACTATTAAACATTTATTGTTTGTAGCAACTCCGCCTTTAAAATAAGCCATTGCTACAATTAATTCAATAAAATTCTCGTTAAACTTATCAGGATGGTTAGTATTATAAAAAGCTCTATTCGTCTCATCAAACAATGAATTCTTGTCTAACCTTTTTAAATTATTAAAGCTTTCATCAGTTCTATCATTACCTAAATATAAACTATGCAATTTATTATATAGTGCAGCAACTTGAATTATCGCATATAATAACTCTTTATCATTTTCAGTTTTCTCTTTATATTTTTCTTTTTGATACATTTGACAAGCCACAAATGCCGAAATAGAAGCAGCAACAGCAGAGCTAACTGCAGCCCAAAAAGAACCGTCCTTTGTTACATTAACTAAAATACAAATACAAAAGCCAATGATAATCGCAGCAAAATACTTTACATCTAACAAATTGACCACCTCTAGGGGGTATTATACCATACATCCTATCTAATTTATATTCACCGTCGCACCTTTTATAGTCACTGTCCCGCCGGCGATTATATCAATATCACCTGTAGCATTTATCGTTAAAATTCCAGTGCTACGATCATGCTTTATGACAGTACCATCACCAAATTTTACAGCCCTTACATCAGCACTTCGCTCCTGCGGTGCGTCCTCTGCCGAAAAAAAAGATCCTAAAATAAACCCTTCATTTAATCCCAGGCCACTTTTATTTGGCATCATTAAGCACAGAACTTGCTCATCAATATCAGGTATCCAGTAATCCTTATCAGCCATGCTTCCACGATTTACAATCATCAAATTACCAGATACCAAATCGTCTTTATCAGAAAAAGCTACTCTTGCAGTATTTGTATTGACGTCAACAGAAGATACCCTCCCGATACGAATTATATTTTTTATAAAATTAGTATCCATTTAAACACCTTCTTACATCGATATTTGTCGTATAACCGCTACCAATATCATGTGATGCTCTGGTTATCAAGTACTTATCATCAAAAGCTCCAAATCCTAATAAATTAACTGTAACCCCAGATAATAAGACAAAGTTTCCCAACATATTTAAAGATCCAGTAACTTCGTCTTTATTTTTTTCGCGCAACCGTTTTTTTGCTAAATTTAATGCTTCCGCAACACTTTCAACTTGTTCATTTACCTGCAGTGTTTTTCCCTTTTTACCAGCAACAGTATAAGTTGCCTCAATATTAGATTTTGAACTTCCCTGCTGATAACTAACTCTGCAGGCAGCATAAATATCTCTAATTTTAGTACGCAAACTGTAGCCAGTACCAACAAACAAATATTTCATTCCAGACTCTTTTTTATAAACGGTACCTGGTTTTACTATTGTTATCTTTGCTTTTTCCGCTTCATATTTTGCTTCATCAAAAACAATGATTTTTTTATCACTTATTTTCAATGCCAGACCTTTATCCTTACAAATTGCATACAAAAAAGATAAATCAGACTGTTCTGTCTGTTCGACTCTATCCAATACCGGATTTTCTTCCGTGTCCCAAAACAATGACATTCCTGCAGCTGAAGCTATATCATTAGCGATTACCTGCAGCTTTGCCTTTTCCCAACTCTGGCTACGTTCAGTACCTCTAAGAGTATTATTATCAGGCACGGAAACTGCTTTTATTTGTACTTCTGATGGATAGCCGCTGCTTGTTATTTCATCGATTTCAAACAATCCCAAACGCAAACTTTGTGGTAACGCCGACAAAGTTTGCCAATATTTTTGCTGCAGCATTACATCTAGAAGTGCTCCTTTTTCCGGAATCCATGTCGATTGCCAAAGACCTGCCTTGTCTTCCAGTGTTATCTGCAAATCATCGGCTTCTCCCGATAGATTATCGGTATAGCTGATGATTTTTAGATATTTACTGATATCAACTGAGATATCTTTATTATTATATTTTATGATCACCGATATTCTACGTGCTTCCATTTAACGCCTCCACGGCGGCAGCAAGTTGGTCGGAGTAGGCTTTTCATAATCCGGCACATCCAAAATAATACCTGCCGGAAAAACAACTATGTCAGCATATTGCTGATTTGTTTCCAGCAGCGCGTTTACGCCACTTTCATCGTCATATAACTTTTTTGCTATGCCATCCCACATATCGCCCTGGATTGTGTAATAGGTTTTAGCCATACGAAAGCCTCCTGTTCTGATTCTGCACTTCTGCCAACATTGCTTTAAATTCACGCATTTTTTGATCTAATAAAGTTGAAATTTCAGCAGTATCCGCATTCCCTTGCACTGTGATCTGCGGCGCAAAGGTAGCCGTTATTCCGCCACCAGTTCCCAATGGATTCCCCATGATTTCATTAGTTTTGGCCAACAATCCTATATTACGTCTATTGGGAATATGCGGTATCGCGCTTTCACCAGAGGTTTCCGCAAAAGTAGTAAGAAATGTCCCCCTGCCATAAATACCGCCATACGCATTTTCTGCAACCTCTGCACCATTACCGGATGCCGTAATATTAACTTTGCCAAAAATAGGAGTAGATAAGAAATTACTGATAGATTGCCATTTTTCTTGCAACCATTCATAGCCACGTTTAAATAAATCTTTTAGTCCGGTCCAGAACTGATCCGCAGCAAGCATAGGATTATCCCATAAAGTAATAAACCATTGCTTTATTGTATCCCAATTTTGATATATTAATACAGCCGCACCAACAGCCAATGTAGCTAAAAGAATCCATGGATTAGCCATCAATATATTCCATAGTCCCATAACTCCACCACGCAGTAATGAAAATACACCGTTGGTAATAGTCAATGCTCCGCTTAGAATGCTTTGCGCTAATGCAAATCCCTGAGTAAACATGGCAGAAACCTTTGCTACTAATCCAAACCCTTTCACTGCGGAACTAACACCCTTTAACACTGGTGTAAATGTCTGAAAAGTCAGCCTTGCTCCACTAATTAAAAATCCTAACCCACTAACTCCTGCTGCAACTCCCGCAAAACCAAAAACAAGCCCCAACGCTCCCGCTGTAGCATTCGGATAAGCTTCAGAAAGTTCGCGTATCCATTTTGCCAAATCGCCTATCCCCGAAGCGACAGGTCCAATAATTGGCAAAAGCCCATCTCCCATAGATATCTTAACTGCTTTAATACTATTATCCATCAACATAACTGAATTAGACGTTGTTTTAGATTTTTCTTGGAATTCATCTTCCATGCTATTTGCATACTTAGATTTATCTGCCACTCTTTCAAAATTATTTTTTAATTCATCAAGATTGGAAATTAACGGCGAAATAGCTCCAAGCGATTCTTTACCAAATAAGTCTTTTAATACACTTGCTTGTTTTGCTTTATCTAGACCTTTCAATCCTTCAAGAACTGTTAAGATTGCTCCTTTAGCATCTTTTTGCATATATTCGGACATTTCTACTGCATCTAACCCCAATGCCGCAAATGCTCCAGCTTGAGTTTTTGTAGCACTTTCGCCGGATGTCAATGCTAATATTAAATTCTTGATGCCAGTCGCACCCATCTCCGAATTTATGCCAGCACCAACTATACTTGCACCAAGAGCCGCAATTTCACCTGCAGCCACACCGCCTACGGCACCTAAAGGCCCCACTCTAGTTACAACATCAGATATAAGTGGTGCTGTTGCTGCTGTTTTATTGCTTAAATAGTTTACTTTATCAGCTAGTTCCACAACTTCAGGCTGCCCCATCTTAAAAGCAGTGCGCCATTTTGCCATCATCTCTCCTGCTTGATCCGCAGTTATATCAAAAGCGACTCCCATTTTTGCAGCGGATTCTGCAAAAGATATTAAGTCTTTTCTAGCAATACCAGACTGCCCACCAGACGCAACTATGGCGGCTAATCCTTCCGCGGCTAAAGGAATCCTAGTTGACATATTAAGAATGTCTTTGCCCATTTCTTTAAACTGTTGTGGAGAATCAAAATTGACCACTTTACGAACATCCGACATCGCACTTTCAAAATCAATGGCTTCTTTAGTATAACCAACCATTTTATACGCCACACCACCAAAAGTTAGTGCTGCGGTACCCCATGCTTTGGTGTTTGACTTCAATTTATTTATTTTCCCCTGCATGGTTAAATACTCTTGCTGCTTGGCAATCAGACTTTCGTATTTAGGATTAAGCTTGGCAAGGGCATTAGCATAAGATTCTTCCGTAATAATACCTTTTTTCTGCGCAGAGGTAAGCCTATTATAGGTTTTATTGTATTCGGACACGCTTTTGTTCAGTTTACCGATTTCACTATTTGCCGTAGAAAATGACCCTTTGAAACTGCCCGCTAAGCTTGCCGATATAATAAACCCGAATGCAAATTCTTTCCCGCCCATTATTGCCCTCCTTCCTGAAAAAATGTTATAATATTTTTATAAGGATGTGATTTTATGTTAGAGTTTATGATTTTTCTAGCTATTGCTGGTATAATCTTACTAGTTGTGATTGCTGCAGCTATTTTCATTATAGGTATGATTTATGCAATTTTTAAAGGACTATATGACGACTATGTCGAAAATGTAAAAACACAAAAAATGAAATCTCAATCCTAAATATTCTATAAATAGCTCCCATTATCGGGAGCTATTTTTTTCTGCAATAATTTCAGCATAATCCAGCATTAAATCAAGATCTATATCGATATAGTAGCTAACCGGTGTATAGGACAGCATTGCCATATTTACCGCAAGTTCTTTTATTTCTCGTATATTCCGAAATCCTAACTGAGCAAAAAATTAGCCACCGGGAAAACGATATTCCTAAAATCGGTCGCAGGCAAATCTAATATGTCATCTACCGGTACACCAATCAGCTTGGCTGCAACAATAGCCTGAAAATTCATGGATAGAAATACAGACGGGGTTTGATCGCCCATTACTCTTACTTCTTTCTCGGCTGCAATCAAATCGCTACCCTTTAATTTATTAAAATCAAACTCGACTTCTTTTACTTCTCCGCCGGTCGTAGTCAAAGCTTTTTCTAATTTTACTTTCATTATTTACCTCCAAATTTTAAAAGGGGCACCACTCTGCGGCCGCCCCTTTATTTATTTTTAATTCAAGCCCAACGCCTCTCGGACATCAGCAAGATAGTCAGTACCGCCAATATTAGAAATATAATTATATTTATCAACTTCCAGCACGGTTTCGCCAGCAATAATCACTTTAATATAATTAGTTTCAATGGTGTTGCTGGAGCCGGTAGTCGTTCCAACGTCTAATTTGCCGAGTTCGGTTTTTTTCGGCACGCCGCGGATCACGCATTTTACAGCCTTTACGACGTACTCACTTTTTTCAGGGTCGTAAAACTGCTGCGCGCCGCGCAGGTCTAAGCTAACCCCCTTTTGAGATGCTAGGTTCATTCCATGTTTAGAAATAGTACGCCAGTTAAGTACAGTTTCCATACTTCCAAAGTGCCCTAAAACAGGACTGTCTACCTCACCGGCAATACCAGCACCCTTTACTGTTTCGGTCATTGCATCCAAAGACGGTAGCTGGACATCAGTTACGCCAAGAAGATCATTTCCGTCATTATAGGCTCTAAAGTTAATTAGCTTTTCCGGAACAACATTATTACTCATCTTTCATCCTCCTCATTAACCAAACAAAGTCTCAAGATAAGACGTATCAAACTCGATAGTATTTTCAATGACACGTGCCGGCACCGGCGGCGTAAAATAAGTATGGAATCTTAAAATACCGTCCATCTGATCTGTTGTTGGATTCTCCTCTTTCAAATATTCAATTCTTCCACCAAGCAAGAACCCTCTTGAAACAAATCCATTAATGCGAATATTTTCGCTATCCACGACAAGATCAATAAGTCGTTTGTTCATCGGGTTATCTACTTTAGACCAATAACTTTGAATAAAGGTCTGTGCATGCCAATTGAACATACGCCGTAAACAAATAAAATTGTCTTTTACATCTGTATTTGCAGGATAACAACCAGTACGATTCCCCCACAACTTCCATCCACCGATAAAGTTCAGAGCAGTAACTACACCCTGCCCATTAAGATAATTAGCTTGTTCCAGATCCAAAACTACTTCAGTTCCATCAGACAAACATAAACTATCCATTTGTATATTTTTATTTGAAGGACTTTCATAGGGAATATCATCATTTTTTGCATCCAAAACGCCCATCGCACCCATTACCGCAGTAGAAAGATAATATTTCTTTTCGCCAAGTTTTACCATAGGCCAGCAGACTATTTGATCCACTCCAACATAATTGTTATTATTTTTCCAAGCCGGAACATCGGTATATTTTCTTACTGTGTCAGCCGGAACATCTACCAAAACAGAAGCTTTAAACAAACCGTTAATAGTACTTGCTTTGGCAGTCATAACAGCGGCCACTTCTGGATCGTGTGTCCAACCAGGAGCAAGCACCATACCAGGTACTAAACGATACAGAGGAAATACTTTTGAAAGATTCTCAAGACCTGTGTATGCGCCCGTACTGATATCAATACCACCAATAATGTCATCCTTATCCACGGCTGAGGGATCAATTTTTTCATAGTCCAAAAAAGCACTGTCTGTAAGCTGTCCGCCACTTAATGCAGTAATTACTAAATTCCCATCACTGTCAAAAGCAGCTTCATAGTCAACGCCTTCCGTCAGCGGTTGTCCGGCAGATGCTTTTTTTACTTTCAATGTTTCAAGTAACACTGGATCATTTACAATCACCGTTTTTTCACTGTTGAACTGAACCTCTTTATCACTGACCGGCGCTTTATGTTTTTTGGGATCTAAAACATTAACAAAAACTGTCGGTGAAACTGCATAAAGCGAATATTGGCTATAAATAGTTTCGCAAAGAGTGTATTTCTCCCAATCTTCACTATATCCCATAGCCGCTACCGCTTCTGCATATGTATAGCACAAAATAGGTTTATTAACCTCTGCTCTGTTACTTGCCAAATGAATTGGAGCCGTACCAAAAACAACTGGTAACCCAGCAGTAGAATTTACTGCTGGAACAATAGATGTTGGCACCTCAGATGTATATACGCCATGCTTATATGCCATATGTTATTCCTCCTTTTCTGCCAAAACAGCAGCTTGGTAATATTTATTCATAGGTGTTCCCGCTTTTGCAATAGCCCTTTCAGCTTCTGGCAATTCTGAAACAGCTACAAACAGTTTTTTAATTTGCGGACACTTTTCAAATACATCATCAATATGAGTTGGTAACCCGCCAATGAATACCTGATATTTCAATAACTTTCCGTTTTTGTAAGACGGGCCTACATAAATCAAGCGTTCAGGCTTAGTGGTCTGACTGCTTTTTTTGTTAATAGCCATAATTTATTTCCTCCTCTACTGGCTTGCCCAGTGTGTAACTAACTGTCATTAAGCCCTGCCACTGCGGGAAAGGCTGCTCATCTGCCACCTTAGATTTGATAGGCAAGATGAGCCTATGCTTATTAGCAATAGTGCGTTTTTTCAGCAAAGCCTGACGTACGTGCTCCATTAAATTAAACAAGCTGCGCCATCCTTCGGCAGTATCGCCATCGACAATACTGAACCCGATTTCGACCTTGGCCGCACTCTGCTCCTCGCCATCTTCGCACTCAAGAACCAGCACGTACATACATGATTCACTTTCTTTGGCATTCGTTTTCACCGGCAGGTATCCGGGGCAAACATTTATCGGAGAATAAGTCCCGTCAGATTGCTGCGATTCATATTCCAGGACAACATTTTTTAGAAACGCTGCCAAATTTTCCATCAATTCGACTTGTGTCATTAACGTCCTCCAAATTTTCCATAACGATATGAAACTTCATGTAAAAATCTTCGATTCAACACCTTCTCTGCAAATGGTGCTAAATCTTCCAGCACGTCTTTATTCCCCGCCATCTGTGGGATGCTCGGTCCATATGGAATGTCCAACGGATATCTTGTTTTCAAATACCTGAGCATAGGTCCAGCGTAATTGCTACGAGATGATTGTTGTACAAATAATCCAGGAACATTCTTAAACCCTCCAGCACGTATTACTCGTACTCGCATAGGTCCTGCTTTTGCAATTTTTTCTCCTGCGCGCAATGCAGAAATAATATTTTTAGGTTTTGGGCTTAAATTGAAATATGTTATGGGTAGCATCCTACCCACCGTTCCGACTACACCTCGTAAAACTTTACGCATAGAACGTTTTATTGTTATAGCTTTTTTTACATTAGCAGAAGATATGTCATATTTTTCAATTATTAACCCCGATAATTCTGCTCGTACAGCCGTAGCCGTTCTGTTGATTGCTCTTGATGCTGCGTACTTAACTTGCTCCGGGCACTCTGCAAAAAGGTTTTGCGCTATTTCTAATGTTTTTTCATCAAATTCAATTTTAATCATCTGTCATTCGCCACCAATTGGATAGTCAAAATTCCCATGTCATCAGCACAGCTCTCAACCAAATACTGCTTATCATTGACGCCGAAAAGCTGTCCATATACAGGAAGCTCAGGCAGAGCTTCTGCCAAGCAATTTACCTGTAACCGACTGCCATAAATACCAGGATAAGTTTGACTGGATCCAGTCCCCGTAGATAACCCCTCTGCAACAGAAATGTCTTGCAGGATGGCGCTGCATTCGGTACCATTCAAGTTATGTTTATCGGCAAATTCTAACAAGTTAATAAAAGCCGCAGTATTATCTGCGGCTATCTGCTCACGAAAGGTTTTCATTTTACTGTAGCTGCGGCATTGACCGGAGGCAGGCTATCACCATCTGTCTCATCTTGCTGATTGGCCGCACCCTCCAGCAGTTCTAAAAGCTTTGCTTTATTAGCTGCCTTAGGCACTTCTAAGCCTCTTTCTTCGCATAAAGCTTTCAGTTCGGTGTTGGTAAAATCTTTCAATGTTCTTTCTGCTTTTTTTGCACTTGTAGTCGAGTTAACTACAACTCCCACCGAAACTTTTTCAAATTCTTTCGGCGCACCTACTACCAGCGCATTCGCTTCAGCTTCCGGCAGCTCGAGGATCGTTCCTGCCTTATACTCGACGCCATTGCGTAGCAAAGTAAATTTCTTTATCAATACTTGTTGCATTTACAAACCTCCTTATTTTACTTTCAAGGTCGCCCAATCATCCAAAAACTCCGGACATACTACACAGCGGCTGGACATAGCCAGAGTAGTCGTATCGCTTTCAGTATTACCGGTAACTTTCGGAATGTACGCGCCTTCATAAGTACGAAATTGTTTGTCGTCTTCAAGCTGCGTTACTGCGCCAAAAAGACGTTTACCACGACCGGGCACACCAATAATCATATGATCATCAGGGATATACTGGGCAAGGTTGCCGTCGTCACCCTCGTACACGCCGTCATAAGCGTAGATTTCCAGATTAAGTGATTCAATATAACCAACTCGCAGCAATTCCGGTCTTACCAGCTTCGGCTGAATGCTCATCAGTGCTAAATTTTCACGGCTGGGCACCAACAAATATTTATAAAGCTGTTCGTTATTGAGCAGGTAGGATACTACATTCTGTGAACACAGGGCCACTGTAGGGATCATACCCGCGTTGCGGCGGATCTTCTGAGATGCGTCACCCATGACATCATAAATTTTGGCGCTTGCATTATCCCATGTGTCCGATCCGGACAGAGTTGTTTTATTGTCAAATTCAGAAAATGTAATCGTATCAACAACAACAGTTTCACCATCGTCGGCATAGCCTTTGCATTCGTATTCACCGTTGATCAAAAGCTGTGCAGCCATCCACTCCTGACGACGGACGCAGGCATCAATCAATTCTGCCATGTCATAAGCGCGCAATTCTTGCGCACGTTCTGCCGGAGTGCGAGTGCTGTAGATATCTTCCCCAAAACCACGACGCTCAATATCAGACGCTTCGATAGTCCGTTTAGGGCGCATCAGCGGAGCCTTATAAGACCTGATCTGCGAACCGTTACGGCTCATATTTACACCCTTGCTGCCCGGTACCACAAACGGTGCCATTCTGCGACCACCTTTGCGGTATTCCATATCTACGGTATTCGTCAAAAAGGTTTTAACCGCAGGGAAAAAAGTATCAATCAATGTCGTAGTCGGCGGATTGGTGCGCTCAATCGCCTGCAGCAAAGTTCTGGTATCATCAATATTAATAGGCATTATCTTCATCCTCCTTATTTCACGCTGGTCAAATAGATATTGACCGCACGCAGTTCTTCTTCATGAGCAGTAGCGTTGTCAGCGGTTTGTGCCACAATAAGTTTTTCGCGATTGAATTGGCCGCTGATATAAACTGTGACAACAACGTCAGCTCCGGTTAAGTCCGTATCATGTGCCAAAACTGCCGATGCCTTTTCTGCACCGGTAGAAGCTGTGCTGTCAACAATTTCATATTTACCGTTAACCAAAGCCAGAAGGGTACCACGCTTATAACTGGCCGTAACTCCTTTCAGCGTTACGTTTTTAGTAAGTACCGGTACTGCTGTACCACCAATAAGCTCATCATAATGAGTTCCGTTCATGTTGGAAATCATTTCCATTATTTCGCACCTCCAAATTTACTATTCATTACCTTGGCCATCTTATCCAATGCTTTCGCATCTGCCGCCGCACTTACAGCTGCCTCATCGGCCGCAGGATTGGCAGCAACGCCATCAACACCGGAGCTTTTATTGTCGGCTACCATAGTGGCTACAACATTCTGCGCAGCATTAGCCACCACCCCTGCTGGAGCAGCATTTTTAATCGCTTCTACATAATTTTTTACTTCGTTAACAGTTTTGCCGCTTTTCTTAGCCTCATTGATGATCGCGGTAATTGCGACATTTTGACCATCATCAAGTGCTTCTAAATCAAGTACACGTTGACGCTCTGCGGCCACTGCGGCTTCCACCGCTGCGGCATTATCAACAGCCGTCGCCGGAAGCGCATTATTCTCCTGGAACTGACCTGCGCCGGGTGCTGCGGCCTGCGTATCTTCCAACAGTTCCTGCAAACCTAAAGCATTAAGAATTTTTTCTAATTTACCACTTGGCATATCTCTAACCTCACTTTGTTTAAATTTATTTTTTACCGCTTCACTATTAGCAAAATGGTTCAAATCATAAGACACTGAATTGATCACTAAAGTATTGCCATTTAACGCTGCAGTAACTCCTCCAATGATCTCGTCAACAAAGCCTTTTTCCTTACATTCTGCGGCGCCCATCCATGTTTCGTTGGACATCATCGTTTCTATTTCTTCGTCCGATATCTTACAACGCTTACGATAGGCAGCGACAATGCTTGTTTTGATCGTAGCCAGCGCTTCTACCAACTTCGTCAGTTCTGCCGCAGGATAGTATCCGCTAAGGCCGATAGCCGGGTCGTGGATCATCATCAACGAGTTGGACGGCATAATGATTTTATCTGCCGCCACGGCTACAACCGTTGCTGCGCTGGCAGCCAGTCCGTCAATTACCGCCGTGACACGCCCTTTATAGCTTTTGAGCAAATTGTGAATAGCATGTGCCGCAAACACATCACCGCCGCCGCTGTTAATGCGTACGGTAACATCTCTGCCACCCAGCCCGTTAAGATCCTGGGCAAACTGCTGCGGCGTTGCCTCATCACCAAACCAGGATCGCTCTGCTGCGATTGGACCGTAGATCAATATTTCAGCGACGCCACTAACATCATTCTTCACCTGCCAAAATTTTCCCATCATTATCACCTCCATTCCCACCAGTATTATCAGCCTTAGGCGGTTCCAATCCTTTAGCTCGCCATGTTTGCTGTTCTATAGCTATCTGATCGATATTACTATCGTAATCAGTCCCTGTAAGTTCCGCAGATTCACGTTCACCGGTAGAGAAACCATATTTTACGCGTAAGGCTGCGCCAGTTACCTCTTTTACTGGATCCAACATCCCCATAACAGGGCCAAACCAATCAGCATTACTCCATGCCTTAGTTATGATTGGATCACTACCATAGCCAGGAGCACTAATTCTACCGATAGCAACCGCCTCTGCCAGCCAAGCTTCATAAACAGGCTGACAAAAATCACGTGCAAACCAGGTACGTCTGGTTTTAAAATTGCTGGCAGCTTGTAACAATGCTCCACGTGCTGCAGAGTATGAAGATTGAAAACGACTAAGTAACACCTCTGCCGGTGTGCCAATAGCTGCACCGATCTGACTGATCATCATATTTGTAAATGGTTCAAAAGTTGACATTGTACGGCTTGCGTCCATCGACTTTACATCGACACCAGGAGGCAGCAGATTAAGCGTTCCCGGACCAACTTCAACATGAGCCAGGTCTTCTGGTGTTACGGCTTCCGCTTGACCATAAGTTGAACTTAGAACATCATTCATATCATCAATATTGTTATTAGTCGTAAAAAACAAAGTATAAAACGATTTAATGATGGCAGCCGTAAGCTCCGCATTAGTATAGCGGCTGACCTGCTTCAATACCTCGATCACCGGCGCCAATATTGGTACGCCTCTGTACTGCTCTGGTCGTTCTTCATGCGATATCTGCAAAATATTTGGCCGGCCACTTAACTTGCCAAATGCTTCCACTCGCTGCCACTTTAAAACTGCGGCAGGATCACTTAAATCAAAAGGTACCCTGTTTGCGACCCAATAAGCCACAACAGCCCCATCTGAATCTATTTCAATACCGTTGATAATACGATTCCCGTTTTTATTATTAGTCATTTCAACATCGTAATAAGATGGAGAACCATACGAACCACTGCTGTTTGGGTTACAGACCCTACTGGCCTCAAAAAGCTGTACTCTCAAACAATACGGATTATCAGGCACCGGCCTGCGATACTTGATCGCTGCCCATCCGTCACCATCTACAAGATAGCTCATATATGCAATATCCTGCATATCAAAAAAGTTATTTTTTCGATACAAATCACAGGCCGTGCTGTTTGCCCAAAGGTTAAATTCACGAAACGCCTGACGCTGCCACTCTTTAGCTTCCTCTGCAGTCAATCCCAGCAACCTATAATCTATTTTAGGCGAAACTTTAAGACCAGCGCCTATAACATTGCTGCGCGAAGTATTAATAGCACTTGAACCAAGTGGAGAATTACATACTAAATCTGCACTGCGATTTCTTAATGTTCCCAAATTTACATCGACATCTGCTTTTGTGCTAGATTTCAATGGATTATAGCCACGTAAAGTACTTCGTGTCCTACTGGCGCCGCCTTCTGAATAGCCGCTGTTCAATACTATTATTTTTTTATCATTTGTATTCTCAGCAGTAGGATGCCTGGCCTTAGCCGGTATTGCTTTTTTACGTTTCACCATTCTTCGACCTCCTTTTGGATATAGAAAAAGCGCCCTTAAAATAAGGACGCTTTAGTTAGCGATTATCTACTTTTTCTTCTTTGCCGTTCTTTACGAACGCCTTGCGTAACTCCATACAAATAACCCATCAAACACGCCATAAAAGGTAAATCGTTATAGTTGCTTTCTCGTTTTTCACGCTCCACTATATCACGTAACCCTTTTATAACTTCTTGGTTGTAGCATGGCACTTCCTGATACCCAGCTAATTTTACGGCATCTGTCAAAATCATGCTACTGCACCACCTTTCAGAATTTCTCTGAATTTTGGAATGGCACATTCGTAGTAACGGAATGTTTCTACTTCTTTGCAGCTATATTCAGACTTGCTGTAAAACAATTTACCATACTGCGGAGTTTTAAGATTATGCTGATTGGCTATCTTACCTATTTTATTTGCCGATACTCCAAGCATATTACCGATATCAGTAGCAGAATAGGTTTTCTCTGCAGCTTCTTCCATTGGCAAAAGCGGCACACCGCTCAAAACCTCTGCTGCTTTCTGTTGGCAAATATGCTTATATTCTGGGATGTCAGTTTTTTCGGCGATCTTGCGATACTCCGAAGCAATACGGGCTCGACTGTTGTTTAGCCGCGCTTCCACCTCTTTTGCTTTTAAAGCTGATACCGGTTTACCATTAATCTGTGCTTCCATTTCGTTAAAAGCCGCAATGTATTTCATTTTCCACTGTAATGCTTCTTTACCTGTGAATCCCATTGCAAGTAATGTAAACCCATCACGGTTCATGAGATATTCAGGAAAAGACTGACCACGATAAGTATGGCTTATTTCTTGGAAAAATTTAGTGGCCGAATTTTCGGCTACTAAAATATTGCGAATATTTTCCAAAACATCTTTATGTCGTTTACCGAATTTTTCTGCTACCTGCCTGCTCGACACTACTACTTGATTATTTTTTACAACTACCAAATTTGTCATAAAGCACCTCTGTTCAAATTTTGTTTGAAAAGAAGTTCAATATATGGTAAACTATTTAAAGAATAGAGTTCATTGAACTTCTTTTCGGGTTTAGAAACTGTCACAATAACTTTGGTCGGTTAGCGTGCGACAGTTTCTTTTTTTATATCCAACATCAACTGTGGATACTTTTTTTGTAAATCTTTAACTACTACTGTGTGAATATATTCTGCAATAGAAGTTTGTGTTTTAGTACAATGGAACTTGATTACAGCAGATATATCACCATCAAAATATACATTTGGTCGCATGGTCCTCTCCTTTCTCTATTGTATTTTATGTATATTTTAACTTCTAAGTTTTTGTATGTCAAGTGTATTTTTTGTCTTTCATGTATTTTTATGTTTTGTATTTCATTTGTCTAAAATTACTGATATAATACAGTAAAGAGGTGATTGTATTATGAACTTCGGAGAAAAATTAAAAACATTAAGAGAATATAAAAAAATTACACAAAAAGAATTAGCTCTTAAATTAGGAGTTACCCAACGCACAATAAGTTATTACGAAAACAACACAACCAAACCAAATAACATTGATTTTATAACCAACCTGGCTATGGCATTGGGAGTATCGTTAGATGAACTTATTGATTCAGAAGACGATAAAGCAGACTCTAAAATTCATAAACTCATTGAAAAATTAATTAAAGATACTTTAATTAAAAATATAATTTGGTTAGATATAAAACATTCATACAGATATGAACCCTATTATGATGACTTCAACGGCGAGAGTTCTGACGGTACACTATTCATAGAATATTTTAAAGCAGACGATTTCTCAATACTTAATAACACTAAAATTGATTTTAACCATTCGTTCATTTGTAAATATAAAGAAGGTTCATATTTATTATTAAAATTTACTGGTAAAGATGAACAAAATGAAGACTCAATAAAATTTGCACTGTTTGTTTTTTCTCCTAAAACAGAAATGTATCACTACATAATTAACAATAAAACTCTTGAAAAACTAGAAGACCTATACTTAGCAATAATCAATGTTGATTCCGATGTTGATTCATATATCGATGACTACTTAAAAGATAATTTTAGCACCACTTATACTGAAGAAATTCCCTTTTAATAAGCACGGCATACAGCCGTGCTCATTTTTTTATCCTCCTAATCCCGCATAATAACTTGCTTTGTTCGATACCCTCTTGGATGCATTGCCTCATCCGTAGTCGCTCCTGCAGCAATAAGATCATTTATTTCTTTTCTTATTTCTGATAAATCAGCTCTTGTCAGCGTTCTATTGCCAATTCTGTAGCTTTGCCCTGCTACCAAAATAGACTGTTCTGCAGATAAATACTGCTTTAATCGTTCATTAAGTACCGTACTTGCCACTAATAATCACTCCTCATTCCTTTTCTAATGCAGCCGTAGCCGCCTTTAGGCTTGTTTTTCAGTTTAGACTTTACCGATTGTTCTTTGATTACATTCGGGCTGTTGATCAATTTTTCTAAAGCCTCGAAATCAGGATTTACGCTTAACATACATGCGAGGTTATAAACCCGCAGATCCAAAGGCTCGTTCCGTTTATCTTTAGCTATATTTACCCACTGATATACTAATACTCCATTTTTCCGACGAGGCTCTTTCGTTTCAGATATGAGGCCTTTAAAATAAAATTCATCGTAGCCGCGAGTTAGCTGTACAGTTACGCTATCACTCTTATCAAGCGGAAAATGAAAATATTTAGGTCCAGGCTCTTCAATCGATAACCGATCCATAACATATTGTTTGCCGCTATCTGTGCCAAGCATTACCAGCGGTATCGTATGTCCCCTTACGGTTTTAACCTTAGCGTACTTATGCAATAACGGCACTCCTGGTGTCGATGAACCTTTTATAGCAAAACGCTGCCTTATAAATCGTTTTTTACAGTACGCATAAACTTCTTTCGTGTAGTGACCGCCGGAATCTATAAAGGTCCTGGCTACCAAAAGACCCTTACCTGACGCAAAGTGATATTCCTTATCCAGCTGTTCGTCCAGCATATCCCACACTTTAAGTGTATCCGGCACGCCCAAAATAGTGCCCTTTTTTATTCCCCAACATTCTTCAGCCATTCCCCAGCCACAAATCTCATACTCGAGCCTGTTGTCTTGTACGTCAACCGCCGCTGTTAAAAGCAGTACGCCTTCCGGCAGCTCGGCACCATAGTTTTCACGCCTGCGCATAAACTGCTCATGGCTTTCAAAATTTCCTTTGCGCTCATATGCTTCTCCAAAACGAGTATTAACAACTACTTTTTCACGCTCTGGATCGCCCTGCGCTTCCAACCATTCCTGCATTACATCTGACCAGTTCACCCAAGGTGATGCAAAACAGTTAACAAAAAAGCTCCGTACCCCCTTAGTGAGAGCCGAAGCGTTCTGTGCAATATATTTTTGTGCGGCCTGCCGCATTTCAGTTTCTGTAAACCCAAACCCGCAATCTGGACAACGCCAAATAACTGACTTAACGATAATCTGCCTTGTTCCCTTTTTATCAACAGAACAGTCGTAGTCAGTATGCATATCCCGATGTGTGACTAAATGCCACTCTTTGCATTTTGGGCATTGATGCTGCCACTCTTCCTGAGTCCCTGTTATATATTCATCTTCGATTCGACTGTCTCCAGCATTGGTCGGTGTTGAGAATAGCCCCATGACGCTATCCCAAAAGGTCGTCATACGTTTTGCAGCCAAGCTGACCGGGTCGCCTTCTGTGCCGGCGCTTTTGGGAAAGCGGTCAACTTCGTCTGCCAGTAATATTTTTATCGGCTTACTGGCAAGACCGGCAGGACTGTTAGCACCCGCCATTATAAGTCTGCCGCCAGGGAATTGTTTAGAAAGGATAGTATTGCCGGCGTCACGGCTTTTTACGTCTTTAAAAATATCTCTCAATACTTTTGTATCTCTGATCATCGGCGCTATACGTGATTTACTATAGTCCTGTGATGTTTCGATAGTTGGTTGGATCATCATTATCGGTGCGGGCGCCAGATGTGCGAACCGCCCAATAACATTGTTCATGATATCGGACTTTCCAACCTGAGATGCGGTCTTTGCAACCACCCTAGTTATACCTGGTTCAGTAAAAGCATCCATAATGGCTTTTTGATATGGAGCACGATCTGTTCGCCACCGCCCAGGCTCTGCAGCAGCTTCGCCAGATATCATCCTATAGCTATCAGCCCATTCGGATACAGTTTGATCTGATAACGGCATCAATGACTGTTTTACTATTTTTTTGAAAAGATCAACTGTCTTCTTCATTACTAAATATCTCCGGATTATAATCGCTAAGCTCAGTTAACCTTGACTTAATTTCTTTAGAAAGTTCCGTCATAATAACACTTCTGCTCTGATTCTCCAGTCTAGCAGCCATCTTGGCTGGTATGCCCAAAAGCTGACTCCGTAATTTAGATAACATATCTGTCATAACTCTTTCGACATCTGCCGCATCATGTGACAGATTTTGTCGCTTTGCCAATTCAAGTTCAGCTAATTTACGTTTTGCAGCTTCATGCAATGCTTTTTCAGACCAATAATCATCTTCATCTTTACTAGAATATTTATTTTCATAGAACGAAGCTATTGCCATTGTCAAAACGAAGTCTCCTTCTATTTCACGATGCAAAACTTCCTCATTTACCAACTGATTTACACGTCGCTCGCTGATGCCCAATAATTCGGCAAGCTCTCTTGCAGAGCCACGTTTCAGCATTTTTACCACTTCTATTTTCACCGCCTGTCTACTACAAAGAGAAGGAAATAGGAAAAAATATTGTTAAATCTAAACCTTTTTCGGGGCTCGAAAGACCCTCAAAGAAAGTTATCCACAGAAAGAACCTATGAAAATTCTCCTGAGGATGGACATAAGAAAAGCGTCCACATTAGTGAACGCTTTAACCATTAAAACCGATTTTATATGCACTTCATATAAAAATGATATCCTCATCTATTAATCAATAAGATTTATTCGCATTTTCTTAAATCTTTTTTCATCTCAAAAAGTATCTCTTCTAACCACCACTTTATATGTATATATCCACCCTTCTTGTTTATTGTTTCGTTTAATATTTTTTCTATAACATCGATGAGTTTCTCTTCAACATTTCTATCAAAATATAATCTATGTTTCTCAAAATATAGCTGCAGCATTCTTTTTTTATTTTCTAATTTTTTACAATTAGATTGTTGAAAAAAACTATAATACGTTTGATTTAATCTATCAAACGTATTTTTTTTCTCATCTGTATAACCGTATAAAACCTCTTTTTCAAAATTACTTATTTCTAAATCATTAATCGCTATACTCCAATCTTTTTCATTCCAATAATATGGCAACTCTCTTTTATCTATTATTGTAGATTCCAAAAAAAGATATACTTCTGATAACCTTTTATACATTCCATGATAATATTTGGTTTTCTTATCATAAACACTAATATAATTATTTATATCTTTCTGTATAACATTTCTATATTTTTCAATCAATATGTCATTATTTTTTTCAATGGCACTATTTATTAACATCATTGAAATTTTGTAAATGACATATAAAATTACAATGCAAACAGTTAAATCAATAAAATCAAAATTAAATTTCTCCATTATCTGATTTATTAATCTAATTTGCAACAAATCAGCCATTAATTAATCACATCCCTATTAACTATAGCAATATTATATCACACTATTAAATCATAAACCTGCTCGTGTTTCTCGCTCACATGATCACCACCGCCTCGTTATTTATGTTTGTTTCAACACATAAAAAAAGCACTCACCGAAGTAAGTGCTTTTAATACTATTTCCCCATATACTGCATTATATCTATATCGGGGAAAGCCTCACTTAGCTTACTTTCGTTAGCATACTCTCGAACTCTCCTTGTGCCGCAGCAGTTGCATACAAGCATAGACCTTATTAATCGTAAACCGCCACGACTATACCCCCGCGCCCATTTTTCCAAACTAAAATTCGTACCTTTGCAATTTTCACATTCCAACCTTCTCACCATCCCCATTTTAGATGTTTCTATTATACCACAAAAGCCGCTGATCCTTAACCAGATCAACGGCTTTTGTCAATTTCTACACATACATTATAACACGTCAAGTATGTGCACTTCTATGCACTCTTTTAATTCTTGCAGTGCCTTAGAATGTAATTTATGAATTCCACGCCAGCTATACCCCAAATCCGCGGCAATAACTTCCCACCGCTGATAATTCAAGTAACGTTTGAACAATATAAGCTGCAGCTTCTCATCGCCAAGCATTTTAATTAGTGCTCTCGTCGCCGCTAACGCCTCTGTAAGCATCTTAATATCGTTTTGAATATCTTTGCCTAGGTCAACCAGTTTTGCAACTGCACCGCCTATTTTATCGCCGTCGCCTCCACCTCCAGGTGCAAAGCTATAAACCGGCGTTATCTTTGCGGCCAAGTCTTCTAAATCCTGTAACGTTTGCAAATCTGCTTCAAGCTGCTTTTGCCAGACCCATGCACTTTTTAACCTTTGCTTTATTTCATCCGTCGTAGGCATCGCATCACCCCTCTGCCCGTAAAACATCTGCAGCAACGTCTATCGCAGCACTTTCAGCTTCACTCAGCTGATGACCATGCTGCACCTGCCCTAACATACCGATCACGCTCCGGAATCGATTTTCTTTTACACAATTTACCCTACGACAGTAAACTTTATTCTCGCTTACTTGACGGCTCCACACGCAGCCCTTACACTTATGTGCCACTCTAAACACGCTCCTTCAGTTCTTGATCTGCCAAAACTGATGCAATTACAAAGTAGCAGATTATGTCATCGATACTCTCCTGTACTTTTGCACCGGTCAGCCCGTTATTATAAACGTGTGCAATATGTTTCGCGGCATATGCTTTCAGCGCTTCGTACTGCACCGAAAAGCCATTATCCCCATACATCAGTCTCGCTCCGGTCGTAAAATTCGCCAAGGGATCGTTATCTGTTGAATACTGGTCATTCTTGACCTCAAACATCCCCTGTATATAATTCAATTTATTTTTTACTGCTTGTATAAATTCTTTTTCCGTCATTAGTCACTCAGCTCCTGTTCTATATTGTTCGACCCTTGCTTTAACTGCTGCCAGCAGTTCTGCCTGGCTGGCATCCTTATGCGCTAACGCCGCCATTACCTGCTCGTCCATAGTACCTTTAGTAACCAAATGGTGTATTATTACGGTCTGCTGCTGGCCTTGCCTGTATAGTCTGGCGTTAGCCTGCTTATACTGTTCCAGGCTCCATGTAAGTCCAAACCAGACTATCGTATTGCCGCCGGCCTGCAAATTCAGTCCGTAGCCGGCAGAAGCCGGGTGCGTAATAAGCATTTTTATCTTGCCTGCGTTCCAATCGTTAACATCTTCAGGCGTTTTCAATTCTCTTGCATAATTGAACCATTTAAGCAACCTGTCCCGATCATGCCTGTATGCATAAAAGACCAGTATCGGATTTCCTGATTCTGCTATTTCTTTCAATGCGACCAGCTTTTCATCGTGAATGTCTATAACGCCTTTGTTCTCGTCATAAACAGCTCCGTTCGCCATCTGCAGAAGTTTGTTTGAAAGTGTTGCTGCGGTAGCAGCTGTAACATCACCCTCCGGAAGTTCTAAAACCAAAAGTCTTTCAAGCTCTTTATATCTGGCTCTTGCCCCTGTACCCATATCGACGCTGATCACATTGTCGATACGCTCCGGCAGTTCCAGCCAATCACCAGCACTCATACTGAAAGTAATATCACTGATTGCTGCATATATCTCCTGCTCGGCTCCAGGTTTTGGCTTATATGAATAAACCACGTAGCCATTGCTTTTATCTGGAACAAACCAGCGGTTACGGTATTCTGTTATTGTCCGACCCAGTCTTTTCCCGCCGTCCAGCAAATAAATCTGTGCCCACAGGTCCATTAATTTATCGCCCGGTGTGCCTGTCAGCTCTAACACTTTCTCAAAATACGGCCGCACTTTCCGAAGTGCCTTAAATCTTTTTGCCTGATGATTTTTAAAGCTGCTGCTTTCGTCAAGAATAAGCATATTAAACATCTTAGGTCGCCAGTGCAACTGCTCCATAAGCCAGACCACATTATCGCGGTTGATAATATAAATATCTGCCTCGGCTGCCAGTGCCCTCTGGCGTTCGCTGGCTGTACCCAATATCTTTGATATTTTAAGCTGCTGCGTGATATCCCATTTTTTGATCTCACTATCCCACGTACTTTCTGCAACCTTTTTCGGCGCCACGATTAGAACCTTAGACACCGAAAAGTAATCCCATAGCAGCTGTGTTATGGCAATGAGACTGCAGGCCGTCTTGCCAAGCCCCATGTCTAAAAAGAGTGCCAACGCCGGCAATTCCAGTATCTTTTTGATCGCAAACTCCTGATAGCTATGCGGCTTAAACACGTCGGCCATTTCCCACATCTCCAGCTAATACAGAAACTGCAACAACCGCAGTTTCCAATTCCATAATCACCTTATCTACACGTTCATAGCAGTCAACTATTCTGCAGTCGGCACCCATATCGCACAACTCTTTGATTTTCATGCGCTGCTGCGGCCGCAAACAGCCACCCGGTTTTTTTACTTCTACAAGCAGGTATATAGCCGTAACCAGTGATTCTAGTCCAGTAGGTACCACGACCAGCCGATCCGGCACACCAGCATTACCTGGACTTACGAATTTATAGGCCTTACCGCCCATCTCTTTCACTCGTTTGCACAAATACTGTTCGACATCTTTCTCTGTCCTCTCCACAAGAACACTCCTTTCGTGGACATTTGTCCTGAAAACACCAGAAACAAAAAATTTCCTTATATCTATTTATATAAGCCCTATATGCTATTTCTTACGCGCGTATATACGTATATTATTAAAATATCTTTATAGTAATATTTTTTGTTTACTTTGTTTCCGCTATCACTCTAAACCGCTTGTGTTCTAACTTTTTGGCGGAAACAAAACCTGTTTTTTCTGTTTCCGCTCTTGTTTCCGCCGTTTGCGCTAAATGCTGATTTTTGAAAAGTGTTCAAAAATTTTGTTTCCACTGTTTCCGTTGTTTCCCTTTAGTTCGCTAAAGTCCGTTTCCGCTTCGTGTTTTTGTTTCCGCCTTTGTTTCCGCTAATTTGTACATCTACAGTAGCCACGTTGGTGCCCATACATTTTTCCAAACCTCAAATTTCCCTTTGACCGTTCCCATCCCTGCATATTTTGCATGATGCTGTTAATCTCTCTGGACATCAAACTATTAAGGTTCTTTGGGTCTCCTTTAAACACTTCGCACCATATCTCAAGAACACAAACCTTATACCGCTGCACTGTACCTGGCTCAGTAAGCTCATCACTTTCCAAAAAATCCCGGCGTTCATACAGATCCAAACTATCCCAGTTCTCCGGCAGCAAAGTATCAAGGTATTCCCGTACCAGACCAACTTTCTCAGACTCCTCAGTATGCGCTGACTGTGCCTTAACGGCTTCTGCTTCCATATCTTTGTCCAGATACAGGCTTTCTCCCTGCTGCCACAGATAATAAGCCTCGGCCCACACCTGCGCTACTTCTGCCTCTGTAAAATCTTTAAAACTCTTATCATGTGGACCACCTACGTTAACCGGCCAAAACCTTCTATTGCCCGTCCGGTCTCGGAGAAATACAGTTTCATTCGTAGTCCCATAAAATACGCACTGCCGTGGGAATGAAGCTGTTCTACGTCCATAAGCTACACGAAAGATATCTTCGGACTTCGATAAAAACTGTTTTACCGCTTCTGATTCAGCCTTTCTCGTAGCATACAGCTCACCCAGCTCTGCAATCCAAACTCCATGCAGCTGTTCATAGGCTTCCTTGCCCTGCACGCTAGTAAGACTGTCTGAGAACCATTCACGGCCGAGTTTCTTCAGCATCGTACTTTTACCGATGCCCTGCGGTCCGCAAAGAATTATCACATTGTCAAATTTGCAGCCGGGGCTGAATACCCTTGCTACCGCAGCTACTAAATGCTTACGGGTCACGGTACGTACATAATCCGTATCATCAGCCCCAAGATAATCTATCCAAAGGGTATCTATCCTTGGTGTTCCATCCCACTCTTTAGCCTTGATATAGTCACGAACCGGGTGGAAATGGTTGCGGGAAAAAACCTCAGCACAGGCATCATAAATAACCTGCTGCCCTTTTACGCCGTAAACATTGCTTAAATAATTGCGTAAGCAGCTATCATCTGTATCGTTCCAGGTAACGCCCTGCTTTATAGACCGCCAGGGCATACTGTCCAGCAGCACCGTCCGGAAACTGAAATCGTTATAGGCAACTTTACCGACCAGATTGATATCATTTTCTAAAATCAGCTTCAGGTTATGTGGCGTTGATTTTATTTCACCGGTTTTCGGCGTTATTTCCAGCTTACTCATCCAGTCTATATCTGCCGGCACATCTCCAAAATCGTCACTTTCTTCCAGCAGCTTTTTAGCCAGTTCGGTTTTAACGGCATCGTCTTTCATTGCGAATTCCTGCATTGCGCCATAGCTCGGCAGGTTGTTTATTTTAGTATCGACTTCAACGTCAACATCTTTATCACCGAAAAGGTGCAGCCGAACAAGGTCAAAACTGTTTACCAGCTTTCCACTGACAGGATCGGTACCGTGATGGCTGTATGCAAATTTGCCATCTTCGTACACCACAAGCCCGCCTGACGTACTTCCCTGTTTATAGGTATAACGACCTTCACCGCAAGGCTCATACACATCATTAAGGAAACAGTCTATCACATCCGGCACTGAATACGTTCTGCAAAAAGCGCCTATTGCTCCAGGTTTTTCGTAAGGGTCACCTTGCTTTTTCACAGCTGCCTGCCGCATCTTATTTGCCCTAGAACTCTCTGGCCACGTCGAAGTATCACGCCAGTCATCGTATGTAGCAAGCACATCGTCCGGATCCAAACAGTTCTCGCTATCGTTAGCGAAAAATATGTACTCGCCATCGGTAGAAGTACTTGGCCAGTACATCAGCCTTTCAGCTTCATAAGTAGTATCGTCAAAAAGATCCATTCCAATATCATCAGCAATACGCCGGGCAATAGCCTGATACGCATCCGGCTGCACAGCTCTGTCCAGAGGGATCACAACGCGCAACCGCGGTTTCTCCGGTGTATGCTTATGTGTTGAATAAACTGCATAACAAACATCACCAAGTACCAGATCAAGGATCGTCATAAAGCTGCTGTCCGCAAAATCTGCGTCCAGTGTGACCAGCTGCCGCTTGACAACATTGCCGGCAATGCGGCGGCCATTTTTTATATAGCCACCTACAAAACCACCAACGTCCTTTATTTCGTCTTGCCGGGGCTTTGACAAATTGGCATACTCCGCAGCACTCTCGCGCGTCCTGGTAGTAACTCTAAGCTTGTCCAGAATATCAGGCCAACTAAATTCTTTATTTTTCCATTGCTTAGCCTTACGGCTGCCGCCGACAGCTATAGTAAATTTTGCAGGGATCATATCGCATTCCTCAGTTCATTCTTGCCGCTGCCTGTATCTATATCACAGGTATTTATCTTTAACTTGGCTTCCTTGGCCCATTCTATTACTGCTGCATTCAGTTCAGGATTTTTGGCAACCGGTCTGTTTTGATTGAGTTTAGCCTGCCTGATTTCTCCGTCGGCCACTTCAATACAAACTAATAATTTACCTTCATCATCAGTCATAACCGCTATAGTGCATTTGCCGGCAAGCGCACGTTCAGCATAAGAGCCTACACAGTTGTGCAGTTTATTGCCGACCATGCGCAGCTCATGCGCGGTTTCCGGAAGAAAGAATTTCAATCTGTCCTTCTGCATCGCCAAACGCTTTACTACATGTTCCGGTATCTGCAACGAATAATCTTTATTTTTCTGTGCATCCCATTTTTCTACAAGCAAGTCATGTATTTGTGCAATAGAAGGTTTTTCTGTCCACAAAAGTTCCCGCGTTTCAGCTGCAAGCTTAAAATACATTCTGCTGCAATCATCTATATCCGAAGGGTTATAATGCTTAATCAGAAAATAAGCTGCATTATTTTTATATCGGTCTGAAGCGATCTTCAAAAAATTCAAACTTAGTTCTCCAAACGCAAAAGATCTTTCTATACGTAGCCCCATTTCCCCAACGCTGGCAAGCGCGCCTGCCAATAATAACTGCTCTTTGTAATCTGCGGATATCCCTACGGCCGTTTTTAGCCTACCAGCTTCTAAAAGGCTGCCTTTGGCAATAATTTTTCTAAAAGCCTTTGTATCACGAAGCCCCATAACGTTCAATACGCTTTGCGGATAAGACAGGCCAATACGCGTTTTAGCTATCACTTTCTCTAAAAAAGGTTCTAACGATATCTTATCCATATAATGAGCTTCTACAAAACCACGGTAATCGCTGCGCCACGAACGATCATTAAAAACCGTTGGTAGATTGGGGGCATCCGTCACGGCCAAACGCCAGGCAATATTACTCAAAGGAAAAATAAGTGCTCCCATCAAACTGCCTGCTGGTACATGCATAGCTTTTAACTTGATATTATGAAAGTCTTTAACCTTTTTGCTAATAGCAGTGCGCAATTTAAGCAGCATATTCGCAAAATCTTTTTTATTATTTTTCCAGGCGATGCTGCTATGAGTAAGATATCTTAAAACGGATTGTTTACTAAACTCACGTTCTACTGGATTAGATATTTCGTATTTAACATCATCCTTGGTTTCAAAATAAGACTTTCTTTTATGGACATCAAACATTACTGTTTCGTGGCAGCGCTTTTTAATAGCACAAAAACGAATATCGTCAAAAGTCACTTCTGTATATGAAATTCTCAAACTGATATGATTCTTATACTCATAAAGAGATAAAATCATTTTTTCAGGTATACCTACCCCGATGTCATGCGCAAACCCTTTATGTTTGGAAGATTCTCTGCATCCCGGGCAGTTAAAATAATTACCGTTCCAGGTCTGCCAGCCATTAAAGCATGTATACCCCCACCTTGCGGTGAAGGTTTGCTCGCAGGTAGTACAGTAATGCGCATAAATATTGTCATCCTTATAAGGTCCTTCACCTAAAGCAACAGGCGCCTGAATAAAGTCAAACATTTTAGGAATTACGATTTTTGCAAGTAAAGTCCCCATCACGGGCACCCCCTAACCTAAAAGATCATCAATATCTATTTCTGTTGCTTGTTTCTCTGGTTTTTCGTCAAACAAAGTCTGATCCAGTTTTTCTTCCTCTGTTTTATCCGCGACCGGAGCTGTAACTTTTGCTTCTGCCTTCTTGCCTCTTGAAGATTTTTTCTCTGGTTTCGCTGCTGGTTCCGCTTCTTTTTTTACTGGTTTTAATTTTAGATAAAGCTCACACTGCCGACGCTGGTTATCTACATAACCCTCCAGCTCCCGGCGTTCTTCATCCGATAAAATACTGGTGTCCTTAGCGATTTCATCCTGCATTTCTTTAAAAATCTTTATTTGATTCTCAACTGCGCTAAACGTATTTGACATAATATATCAATCCTTTCTGTAATAAGGTGTTGTATAGCCATCTGCATCAAGCTTCAGGCCTCTATTCCAGGAAACATTTTCAGACATTATTTTTATTACTCTTTCCAACTCACCGGCCACAGGTTCCGCTTCAATGATCACTTCATCATGTACGTGCATCAGTATTTTATATCCGGCCGCATCCAGTTTCAGCATTGCTTCGGCCAGGCAATCTCTTGCCGTGGCCTGCACAATATTTTCAACCAATTTGCCGCCATACGTTTCCAAGCGGCACCAGCTTTTATTGTTTTGATTTACACCTAGATAAGTAATAGATGTTCTGCCCATACTGTTATCTTCCAACCGCGGCTTTGCATATGCTATACGACGCCCAGATGGCAACCGGATAAAAAGCATGCCAGCTTCAAATTGAAAAGCTATACCGTGCCGATACTGAACAGTAGTTCTTTTGCCGATTGCTTCTTTTGCTGCAGCTTCTACATCCCACCAGAACTGTACTATTTTCGGACTGGCCTTGCGCCATTTTGTCACGATATCGGTCAGCTCATCATCAGCAAGCCCCATCTTGTCAGCCCCCATTTGCTTCAACGCACCAACGCCGCCCTGATAACCAAGAGCCAGTTCTGCAACTTTGCCTTTCTGGCGTAACGTGCTGCCTTTCGTAACTTCTTCGATTGGTACATGAAACATTTTTGCTGCTGACGCTTCGTAGATCTTGCCAGTAGTAGCAAATACTTCCTGGCGCCATCTTTCTCCGGCCAGCCACGCAATAATTCTCGCTTCAATAGCCGAAAAGTCGGCTACTATAAAAGTTCTGCCAGGCGATGCAATCAGCGCCGTCCGGATCAGCTGGCTGAGTACATCGGAGACGTTCGGATAAAGCATATCCAACATATCAAAATCGCCATTTCTTACAAGATTTCTGGCGTCATCCAGATCCGGCAGATGATTCTGCGGCAGGTTATGTACCTGTACAACACGGCCAGCCCAGCGGCCGGTACGATTAGCTCCATAAAACTGTAAAAGTCCGCGTATCCTGTCATCGCTGCAAGCAGCCCCAATCATTGCTGAATACTTTTTTACTGAAGCCTTGGAGATAAGCAGCTTCAGCTCCAAGACTCTTTTTATATTTACAGGCAAATCACTCTGCAGCATTTCCTGTGCTACACTTTTTGTCAGGCTCGGCACCCTCACCCCAGTAGCAAATTCTAACCAGCTTTTGATCTGGTCAACACTATTCGGATTATCTAAACCCGTAATATCTTTCAACTGCTGCATAGCATCCTTTTTTATCTGTTCATCACATTTGATAGCATTTTCTACCAGTACCCGGTCGATAAGGATACCGGCACTGACGATTTTTTGATCAAGCTCCCAAAGCCGCTGCTCTTTTTCATTTGGCCTGAATCTATCCAGTTTATTTAAAATAGTTCGTTCAACTTCTACATCCTGTCCGCAATACTGCTTGAATAGCTCCCACTTCTTACCATCATGCTGCGGCAAATTCCTAAGCCGTCCGCCGTTTGTTTTAGTAGGCTTGCAGGGCTTACAAAAATATTCTATCAATCGCCGCCCGATGGACATTTTCTGTTTATCGTCAGGAAAATTCAAGGCTTGAGCCACACCAGCCAAATATCCCGGCAAACCTAAAGTCAAAGCAAGTACCGAAGTACAGGACCATTGACCAGCATTGAGCTTTTTCTTGAAATACTTGCTCAGGCACGTCATTTCAAAGTTAGCATTATATGCAGTCTTCAATACATCAGGTGAAAAAAGAGCCCGCAGCACATCTGCGGGCAGTTTTTCACCTTGAGCAAGGTCAATAACCTGCACCGGGTCTTCATCAAACGCAAAGCCAAATAAAAGTATTTCAAAATCAGGAGCATCGACATAAGCATAAGTTCCAACTTTTTTTATGTCCCTTGATGAATAGGTTTCAAGGTCAATGCTTAGTCTGGTCATGGTTCTTAACCTAGCAGATCATCAGCATCGGCCGAATCATCAAACCCATCATCCCAGTCTTCATCACGAACGATACCGCCGCCAAGGGGCTCGCCATCCGATAATTTCATAATGCCCATAAGCCCCGCAGATACGCCGCGATTGCCCTGGCTATCATAGACGTAGAAGTTGATAATAGCCCGGCCATAGCAGCCACTGTATAATTCCGATTCTTCAGTGATCGGTGTTTTATCGGCATATACAATAGCAGGTTTTCGAGTGCTCGATACGTTCATAACATAATGTCCTGCACATTCGGGGCCATAGGGTTCACCGCCGTTAGGTGTTACACCGTCGCCATCATGCAGGGTAGTTTTCAGCTGCGCCGGCAGTTTCTTCCCTTTTTCTACCCAAGTGTCTTTCGCAGCTTGGGCTGCTGCCTTCATTTTTGCAAGTGTTGCAGTATCGGATTTAGGAATCAAAAGCATCACGCTGTATTTTTCTACACCATTTTGATCCGCGCGCGGATGAAATGCATTTACATAAGAAAACCTAACTCTGCCTGTAGTGATTTGTGTTTTTGCCATAATAATTATTCCTCCTCAAATTGGTCAATAATAGATTTTTCGGGAGCCCATTCCGGGCGTTTATCTTGTTCAGTTACTAACGTTGGTTTTCCCGGCGGTTTTTCAATAAGACCCGCCGCCAGTTCCCTAAATTTTTTCTTACCTGTCAGAGATTCCAAGTCTGTAAGACTACGAAGTTCTGTTGGTTTATAAATAGTTTCATCCGCATAGCCCTCATTGCGCAGAATTTCTGCCATGATCTCAGGATCAGTAATTTTACGGTTACTGCGTCCCTCAACCAGTTTCATGCCTGGCCACTTCTTACCAGTATTGACAGCTGCATCAAGCGCGTATTTTTGCAGGGCATCTATCCACTTCGTAAAAGCGCCGGCGCGCATCAGTATATCTGAAACTTCAGCATCTGAGAGCAAGTCGGCTTCAGCAAATGCGTATTTAGCAATTTCAAGATTGTAATCTGCCAAATGCCTGCAGGTAGCCGACGCTCTGCAGAACCTGCAATGATCTCCGCCCCCGTATTCGCCTTCGCCTTTCATCGCCATTTGGGCCGTTACTTTTACAGCTTCGCCCCATGCAAGCAGTTCATTAAGTGTCAGCGTTTCAGAACTGATACTGTCTAATCTTGGCTGCACGATCGTCATGGCAACATTTTTAAACTCATATAACAGTCCAAAATTATTGTAAGCCCCGAGACCATATAAACGCATTTGCGAATTATTTTCAGCTGAAACAGGCACACCCTTGCCGTATTTCAGGTCAATCACCTCAATAGTGTCACCGGCGATAATTATCACGTCACCGGTACCAAATCCCTCTGGTACCCAGGGACTGAAATCGAGTTTCTGTTCTATAAACAGATAGGGCCGCCCATTATTTTCAGCTTGTAAGCATGAATAGCGTTCCCAAACAGTATCTACATAGTCAGAAATATAGTCGTTCATACTTACGGAATATCTTGGATCAGCCTCTACTGCTCGCAATCGTTTTTCATACTCATCCTGTAAAATTTCAAGATTTAGGTACCGCAACCGGATCTCTGCCACCTCATGGGCCAGAGTGCCTTCTGCTGCGTACTCACTGCCTTTATCAGGGAAATGGCTTTCCAATCTTGCAGAAGGCGGGCAGTTCAACCATTTGCTACTGCCTGACGCACTTAAAAAGGCGTGAGCACTCATAGCCCTTTCACCAGCTCGATCAGTTCAGCATATTTTTCAGCAGGGGTATCAGATAACTTAGTACTACCTACTTTTTGGAAACATTCGGCCAGTTTGGCTTTTTTATCAGGATTCTTTTTGATAAAATCCATGCAGGCAGCCTTAACATCATCCATAGTAAGAACCTTTTCCTCTTCTTTATCTGGCGCCGGTGCAGCAGCTGCAGTTTGTTCTGCTTTAACTACTGGTGCGGATACTCTTTCATCTTTAACAACAGGAACAGATTCAGTAGCAGCATCAGTAGCCGGAATAACTTTTGCGGCTTTTGAATTTTTCCTGCTGCCTTTTGCTGATGCGGTATCTTCAGTAGCAGTGTGCGTAGTAGTAGTAGCCACTGCTAAAGCACCTACCGTAGCCTGCAGCGCGGTACTAAAAGCACTAAAACAATTAATCAGTGCTGGAGTTTCCTCAAATTTCACGTTAACATTTACATTGATATCCATATTATTTTCCTCACTTTCAAAATTATGCTATAATGTAGTCAATACAGGTTGTTCATGACCAATGTATTAACCCTGAGCTGTCAGCATTGCCGTGCTGATGGCTCTTTTCTTTAATTCATTCCAGCAACCTTGCACCAGAGCCATAACCCGAAAAATACACCGGCCCAAGTCCCAATAGCAATTACCGCAATTTGATAACCTAACTCTTTCCACATCTCACCACGCCCTTTCTAAAAACATCCCAAAGATGACCAGTGATACTGCTATCAGGATCTTAGGGAAAATTTCACTCTCAGCAAAAAAGTACCAAATATAAATCCCTAGTGTTTTCACGGTGTTTCCTCCCCCCCAGCACGACTTTTATCCTTTTCTGCAGCATCGACTATAGCCGTCAGGTACGCAAATTGATCAAAAGAATAACCGTTATTTCTCAATTCAATTTCTAAAGACTCTACACTGCGATTAAAACATCTTACAGAATCAATTAAATCCGCTAGAATGTATGAAGGGACTTTACCAAGACAAAGCTGTATGGCATAGGTATAGTCCTCTATGCAATTAAGTTGACTAGATCTATCGGATATCATATTAAATATTTCCTTGGGCAGTTGTTCTGGCATTAGCTACTTCACCTCCTCATTTAATAAATAATTATCAATGGCATTTTGAGTCACATAACGATATTTCCCTCGCAATACATAAGGTAACCGTCCTTCATCAAAAAGCTGCTGTAAAAATTCATTTCCGCAACACAACAATATGCGTACCTCATTGATTGGATAAAGCATACGGCGCGGTACTTGTTTTAAGGCTCTCTCCCTCTGCTCTTTTTTGGTTGGTCTTGGCATAGGTTTCAGTTACCACCTTTCGTTTATAGAATTTAATTCTAGTTATATTCCAAAAAAAATCATATCAATTGGCAATTTATATACTTCTGATATTTTTTTTTGGAATATAGGACTAACAAGCTCTGGATTTCTCTCCCATTTTATTAGGGTATCTTTTCCCACGCCAATCTTAGGCGCAGCATCTAAAATACCTAATCCAGAATTTACTCTCGCCGCTTTTAGTGAAATTTTTATCATTATTACATTCCTCCTTTACACAGCTAAGTTTACTAGAAAATAATTCTAGTGTCAATGCCCTTTCAGAAAATAATTCTATATTTTTAGGTTTTTTGGTTGTTTTTCTTAGAATTTTAGTCTATAATAAAGTCAAGAAATTTAGGAGGAGTAAACTATGACGCAAGAAGATATAGTAAAAACTCAAGAAATTTTCGCCAAAAAATTAAGAGGCTTATTGGATGAAAACAAAATAAACCAAAGTGAACTTGCCGAAATGCTGCAAGTTAGCGAATCTACTGTTGGTAAATGGCTTTTAAAAAAAGCTCTACCACGAATGGGCATAATAGAAAAATTATCATCAATATTTAATTGTCCTAAGAGCTACCTTTTAGAGGAAAATGAAACACGGAGAAGCTATTACCTCAATCCTGAAGCAGCAAAAATGGCACAGGAAATTTACGATAATCCTCAATACAAGGTATTATTTGACGCTACCAAAAAACTAAAACCCGAAAGTATTAAAGAAGTTATGAAATTTATTGATTACCAAAAAGCCAAAGAGGAAGGCGATCTCAATGAGTAGAACGGTCTTATATGACTTGCCTCACGACGTTCGAGGCTTTGTTAGAGAAGATATTGACGGAGAGGCAATTTTCATCTTGAATGCCCGTTTAACGCGTGAATCTAATATAAAAACTTATCTGCATGAACAAGAACATTACGAAAAAGATTGTGGTAAGAACCTTTGTGTTAACGAAATAGAAGCACAAAGGCATAAATAAATTTTAGGAGTAGTTTTTGATGATTATAACTAAATGGGACGATTGGGATTTACATATGCACATATCGCCAGATCAAGTACGCCGTTGGGATGGACGACAAAACGGAGTTAATCCTAATACCTTCAAAGGTCGAATTGATAGAGCTAACCTTAGTGGCATTACCGAAGAAGGTTATAAAACAACTTTAATTTCTTGTACTTGTGAAGATTTTCAAAGCCGAAGCTTGCCCTGCGGCCATATTTACAGACTTGCACGGGAACTAAAAGTACTACAAACGCCTAATATAAAAAGATCTCTTGAGTTACTGGCTACATTTAAAAACAGCTTTGCTGAAGGCTGGGCTTTTGGTGTCGGAGAATTTCACAGAGATTATTTAGATATCAAATATACCTCTTATAAGGGTAATGGCCAAACTTATAAAACATGGACTCAAGGAGCCGAATATCAATTTGATGTAGGCGTAATGTTTTATAACAATAATCCAGAAATTTATAGGAAAGATATTTGGGCTAATGTAGGCAAGCATGCAACTATAGCATTACAAGTCCATAGCTCCACAAATAATAGATGGACCTATCTACCTTCATACATCCCAACAACAACGGAAACTATACTACGTATAGAATCAAAATATACATACGGGAGCATATGCTTTGATGTATTTACTTATGACAATTGTAAAGCCATTAAATTAACGCAATACTATGCTCATGCAGATGAATTTTTAAAACTTTTAAAATATGGGCACTGTTTTGGAATAAAAGATCAAGAACAAATTTTTATAGATTTACGGAACTATTTAAAATAGTATAATTTTGTACCTTTAGGTGGTGTTTAAATTGTCTTTTGGTATTTGGGACGTCTCTATTCACAGTAAAATAGACCAAATTAAACGCATCAATACTTCGAAGCAAATAAAGTCCAAGAATATAGTGAACATTGATGTGCAAGGACAAACTGCTAGAATTTTAGGCTCTAGCGGGGAGATTTACGAAGTTACACTTGACCACTGTACTTGTTTTGACTTCAATTCCCAGCGAGGTCCCTGCAAGCATATTTACAAATTGGCAGCAGAATTGGATCTTTTACCACCTACGCCTACATTTAATGCGGAAAAGGCCGAAACTTTTAAGCAAAGTATCCCTGCAGAAATCGACCGCTTTAAACAACAATATCTTGCCGGCGCCATTTCTGCAGATAAGTTTATAAAAATAGTAAACGCATTAAACAGCAAATAAAAAAATCTCCCTGCTTGGCCAAATCGCCTGCGGGAAACCTATAATGTCAGAAGAATTTTTTGACGGCTATGTACAATGCAATGGTAACGTGCACGCTGATTTCTGCTTGGGGGCTGAAGGGGATAGCATGATAGGAGCACGTATATATGATGGCGATATCGTTTTCATCAAGCAGCAACCAGAAGTTGAAAACGGAGAAATAGCTGCCGTTGCGATTGATGATGCGGTCACCTTAAAACGAGTGTATTTTGGAGACGATTACATTGAGCTAAAACCGGAAAACCCCACGCACAAAATACTTCGCTTTACCAAAAACGAAGTAGAGCAGTTCCGAATTATCGGTAAAGCTATTGCGTTTCAGGGGGATGTAATATAATTTTTATGGTCTGATGAAGATATAAATAAAATATTTTTTAATCGAACAAGGGTGGTGCTTTTTATGGAAATAATTGAAATCATTGACAAATCAACAGTCATAGTTGACTATGGGTATGCCGATGGCGCTAGCATAGGCGATAAATTGCGAATATACAAAAAAGGCAAACCAATAGTTAATACTAAAGGCACTGTACTAGGAACTGTTGACCTAATAAAAGATACGGTAGAAATAGTAATTGCTTACGAAGCTTTTTCAATATGCAAAAAAAGAAAAGTAACTACTCGTGAAATTTTAAATCCTTTGTCTGCATTTGTTCAAACTGTGGTAACGCCTATCCCTTTAAAAATAAATGATGATACGATGACACACAGAGAGTATGTGTCAAGCGAGCCAATATCAGTTGGGGATTTGGTAATGAAAATTCCAGAATAAAATGGTTCCCATGTTGACAAGAAAAAAGTTGTTGTTTATAATGTAGATAGATGAAAAGACTACAATCGTGGGCGATTGGTCACTAACCCGCTATCTACTGGTAGCGGGTTTTTCATTTTTGGAGGTATTCTATTGAATCCAGATAAACCTTTTTTATCCGTAGAACAATTGATATTTCGTCTAAAAGAAAATTATGGATTGATGATCACGGATGAAGAAATTGCAAAAAATGCACTTTTTCGATTTTCTTATTATGATTTAATAAACGGATATCAAGATGTTACATTAGAAAACGGAAAATTCAAAAAAAATATATCTATTGAATATTTATATATGTTTTACCTTTTCGACAAGGAATTTCAAAATATTATCTTCAAACAAAGTATGATGATAGAAAATTATTTTAAAAATATATTAGCTTATTATGTTTCTGAAAATTGTGGAGTTCATATTGACGATTACTTAAATCCCAAATATTACTCTCCATCTCACTCAGGTGTCAATTTTTCTGCGTTGCGCGCTAATATATTGAATTATAATATTTACGGTGATGGAGCAAAACAACAACCCACAAAACATTACCTAAAAAAGCACAACCACGTACCAGCATGGATATTGTTTAAAAACATTGATTTTGGCAAATCTATAAATTTGTTTACACTGCTAAAAAATCCCATGAAAACCAATATCGCAAACCATTTATTGCCATATGATTTATCATCAACTATAAAAATGGAGTTTTTAATCAATGCGTTAAATATTATACGTAGGTTTCGAAATAAAATCGCCCATAACTTAAAGTTTGTTACATATCGGGCTTGTGGCAACAGCTTAGCCCCTAAGACGTTAACATTATTGTTACCAAATTTTATTTATGGCAAAGCAGAGCAAAATTCTAAAATTGGCCGTAACGATATATATTCAGTTATATTAGCTATGATTTGTTTGCTGCAAAATGATAAGTATCTAACAGCAAAATTTATTTTAGAACTTAATAGCCATATATCTGTTTATAATACCGATTCTGAAAATGAGGCCGTCAAACCTTTTTTATTTGACGAGTATAGTATTATCACAGGTTTGCCACAAGATTTAAGCTTCAAACTAAATGAATTTCATAATTATTTATTAACAAAATAAAAAAAGACCGCCCCTGCGCCAACAGGAACGGTCAATGTAACGCCCACCCCTACAGCGAGCTGATTACTATAAATATTATATCATATCAGCTCTGCTACTGCATAGGTTTTAATGTCGTACTCCAATTATGAGTACGTGGATTGAAATTGCTACTGCATACTCAAACTACAGTAAAGGAGCTGATTTTTTTATGTCTATCGTAAAAAAAGCAGGACGAAAAAAGCCATATTATTATGTAATCAGTACCGGTCAGAAATTGCCAAATGGCAGGTACGAAAAAATATGGTCTACTACCGGTTACTTAACATCGAAAGAAGCATTAGATGCTGAAGCAGAAGCTCGAGTAGCAATCAAGCAACGGACCTATATAAAGCCGGAAAAAATATCTGTAACTGCTCTCTTAGAAAAATTCATTGATACTAAGATAGAAATAAGACCTGCTACACGGACACAATATACCGCAGCTAAAAACCGTGTAGCCAAGCAACCCTTAGGTTCAAAAGAAATTCAAAAAGTGGATGTCTTTGATGTCGAGGCATATCGCCAGTGGTTACACAAAGACACTAAACTTTCACAGCAAACTATTCGTGAAGAGCTATCCTTTTTGCGTTCAGCTTTTATCTGGGCAGCGGATAATGACATTATAGTAAAATCACCTGCCAGACGATTAAAGTTACCACCGAAACCGGGGCCTAAAGGAATTCACGCAGAGCTGTCCTATCTATTAAAAATATTAGACATCGTAAAAAAAGAGGCTTATGCTGATCTTTATATTCCATGTCTGCTTGCAGGTTTTTGTGGGTTACGAATATCAGAGATCTGCGGTGTTGAATTACAATATATTTCTGAATCAGGCGTACAGGTAAAACATAACTTATTACGTATTGATGGTATCCCAACACTTGCACCTCTAAAAACCAGAACATCAGAGCGTTTTGTGCCTTTCCTGCCCTTTGTATGGCAAGAAATAGCAAAGTACATGGAATTCATCAAATCTTGCCATAAAAATGCTCTTAGGCAAAGAATGGAGCTTATACGGGATGGAAAACTTGATCCAACTCATTCTGATCCAGCATGGCATAATACCCTTAATTTATTATACGTTTTCCCTGAAGATGGTCGTCCCCACATCAAAGATTTTATAGAACGCCGCTGGCGAAAATTTAAAGAACAAAACGAAAAAATGCAGGAGCTATTTAAGAATCAGCCATACCTTGCCGGTATGAGAATTCACGACTTCCGTCATTCTCTCGGCGCCAATATGCGCGATCAGGGTGTAAGTATGGCAGACATATCAGAATTGCTTGGCCATTCTGATGCAGAATTTACCAGAGTAACTTACGCAACACCTCTTAAAGACACACATGCCAAAGCTATGCAAAAATACGGAGAAAATATACAACAATTTTTATCTTAA